TGATGCTTTATGACCATCTTGAAATAATCTTTTACCATCTTTATCTAATGCTTTTGTAATCATAAGATTTAAAGCAAAATCATCATTAGTTCCTGCATCTCCAGATTTTGCAACTATTGATTCTCTCTCTGCAATGGTTAACGGATTCCAGTAAATTTCTAAAACTGTGACATCTCCATCTTTTAATTCATACAAATATTTTTGTTGAACACCAAATTTGTTCTTGAGAAGTTCTATTGCTTCCATAATTTATTAGATTGCTATTCTATTATACTAGGCATTTACTGAAGTCAAACCATCAATAACTGCTTCACATATTTCAGATAAAACGGAAGTACCTTTTGATTTTGGAACGTAAACATTGCATTGAATAACACCAGCATAATAATCTGAAGCTGCACCTTGATTCTGCTGTGTTGACTGAGTAAAGTTTAAACTCATCAAAATATATTTCTTGGTTTTTCCTGGAGTTGTAAAATGCACATTGTCATAAACCATTGTAACAGTAGGATCAACGTCTGAAACCTTGTCTGTCACTGCTTTTTCAAATGCTGCTCTTGTGTTTACTAAGGTCATGCTTCAAATCCTGTAAATGTAGTACCTGAGTATTTCTCCGATACTGCTCCTCCTATAAATATCTTACCTTTATCTGACATATTTTCTTTTATCATTTTACCTAGCTTTCCTTGAACAAACTCTTGAATTTCTCCACTTTCTAAAACGTATTGAGAATATATAGCTTTATTACCAATCCAAACTGCTTTTCTATAATTAAATATTCTTTCACCTTGTCCAACAGGAAATCTTGGTCGAATTACAGGATTTTCAGGCCGTGTTTGCTTTGTATAAGGTGGTCCTGCTTTTTGTCTCGCAAAAAAATCTAAACTACGTTCTCTTTTTATACTTGCCCAGGGCTGAAAATCTTCTACTTTATGTGTTGCTTGAACAGGAGTATTTGACGCTTTCCAGCTAGACGCAAAAAATCCTGTCCATACTGGCATATTCTCTTCGTCTGATAATTCATTATGAACATCTTTTATCAGTCTATTAAAATCTCTACTAATTTTTTTATCTAAATCTTTTGGTAGATCCTTTAAACGTCTTACTGCCATTAGAACCGTACCAAAACAGTAAATAGATAAGTTTGTCCGCCTTTTTTAGTGTCAATATCTACTATTTGTGCAACTCTATCTGATCCACCAAAACTTAATGTAATTTCATCGTCCATATCTACTTGATTGTCTCCTATAAGATCAGGTGTTATATATAATTTTGCTAATCTCATTTCTTGACCAGTTTCTTCTTCTGCTTTAACAAACGATATTGGTACTTTTATATCTGAGTATGTAGTATCTACAATTATTTGTTCTCCTGTTTCTAAGTTATAGCTAGATACTCCTTTTTTTGTATAAGTAATAGTGTGATCTAAAGAGGCACCAAAAGTCGCAACTACACTTTTAGCAACACTTTTAAATAAACTATCTAGTTGTCCTGCCATTAGCCTCTAACTACCCTCATTTGAAAAGTACCTGCTCCACCAAGCATATATGCTCCAAGATAACTTTGTAACCACGGGTAAACATCTAAAATATTATTTATAGAACCAGTTCCCTGACTTTCAGTATTATATTTAACCCTAAGATCACCAAGAGCAACTTCTTCAAAATTACCGTCTTTACCAGTAGTTCCTGTAATAGCATCGGTATCATTTGCTAAAGCTCTAGCTAATTCGTATTGTGCATATTTAATATTATTTGGAATAGTTGAACAACTTAATTCAACTCTATCTACTTGATAATTTGTTCTTGGAAATTTTAATGCCTGATTTTCGTCACATCTATCCCCTTGAAATACAAAAGTATCAATCCATCTTGTAGCAGCTATTAATGATCTATTCTTCTGATCGTCTGTTTTATTTGTCCAGGTACTTGAATCAGGTACAGTTTCAAAATAAGTATTAGCTTCTGTCAATGTGACATAACTATTAGCAGTTTCACTTTTTATAGTTGCATTTATGGTAGCTGCCACGATT